ATTGGAACGACGCAGATGGAGCTTCCCGAAGAGCGTGGTGGTCCATGCAGCCAAGGTTTGAAGGCGAGTTTCAGGCTCTGAACTTTATTTACGAGCTCAAAGACTTTAAGGACATTGCTAAGCATTTAACTAAGTTTAGCATTAAAAATGTCCGTGCCAACCTTGTGTCAGTTAAGCGTAAGCTTGACTGGGCTGCCAGACGTTTAGCTAGTGGGAATGCGCCGAAGCAGGCGTACGAGCTAGTTAAAGGTGCCACCGGCGTTGCCGCCGAGGTCGTGCTGACGAAAAATTACGCAGTCGACCCAACTGTCCGTGATGTTGTTACCTTACACGGGCAATTAGCACAGCTTGTACAACAAGTGCAGCAAGAATTTTTTGACAGAGGCCAAGACATTCAGTCTAGCCATTATTCTGAAACACTGTCAGAAACTCAATCGTTAGTTCCAGGTACCCGAAATAATTATTGGAAGGGTAAAGGAACTACCCAGGTGGTTGAATTTACGGCCACCATGCAATACCTTTACGACTACAAGGTAAGGGATTGGATTGATGCACTCAAGCGGTACTACGGCTTAAACGTAAACGCAGAGGTCGTTTGGAACGCACTACCTTTCACCTTTTTGGTGGATTATTTTCTAAAGGTAGGCCAAGCGATCGGCTACATGCAGACGGACCCCAATGTTTCACTTAGGCAAGTGCAATACTGCGAGAGCCTTTTGTCAACGGCTACAAGCGGGACGCACTACCTGGGTGGCACTGGGGACAGCTGTGCTTTAGTTAACGGCACAGCAGCTTCTTCCGGTCGGCTTATATCCGGCTACGAAGGAACCTGGTATCAGCGAATTGTGAAACACCCTAATAAGGGTGCCGCTTTACCGCGGCTCAGTTTGCCTAGTACAAAGCAGGCTGGGAACATCGCAGCTCTCTTACGAGTGATGTGGTGAGGATACAACTGTCGAGGCTTCTTATGAAATTACCCTTCGCCCTTTAGTGGGCGACGCTTAATCTGGCGGCGTTACGTCAGTGTGATTATACTACACAAACGAAAGGATAAGTCCAATGTCCCTTTTCACTAACCCGGTAGTCCTGTCCGATGACGAGGGCGCTACAACCGATCGTTCATTTAGCTTCTTGTACCAAGATACAGCCGACCCCAAAAGTGTTACTGGGATTTGGCTGGAAGACGCCGCAGATCCAACCGCGGAGTCTCAGCTAGTCATTAAACACGACCAGCGTACCCTGGTAAACGGTTTTCGTCGTGACCTTCTGTCACGTCGGGTCAAGCTTCATCCTGAAGCTGACACCGAAACGGATGATCTTCAACCCGTTACGATTAACTTGACCGTTACTGCGGATAAGCGGTTTTCTACCGCTGAACTGCAGGCAGAGCTGAACATAATGGTCGACGCACTGCAAGAGTCCGGCTTTCTTGCCGGCTTCCGAGGAGGCAAAATCTAATATGCCACGGATACCCAAAGCTTTGTATTTTTCTATAGCTAGGGTACTTTCAGTGTTATTAGAGCTGATATTCAACCCTAACAAAACCCTTGAGGACAGTAAACCGGAAAGGGACGTTGGCTGGAGGCCTAGATGGACAAAATCCACCAAGCCGGAAGAGCCAACAAATCCCCCTATTCAGGGGGTGGACCGCGAGGAGGGAAAAGCAAACCCTCAGGCAAATCAAAATACCGTGGAAGCCGCGGCGTGGAGCTTAAACGCTCGAGTCACGCCAAGGCCAACGCGGCACGCCAAAGCCGCGCACTTTGTAATTCTGTGCGTAGCTATCTGTTGGCTTTGCTTCGCGATCTTAGGGATCAACAACCTGGATACGGACACGCTGACTTTTGCCGAGACGCTGAAACAGTATCTCGACGAATTGCTGCGGAAGGGCTACAGTTTGCTACTGTACGCCTACCAATTCTTTTTGACGGCCTTCTCGGCTATCTAGAGAATGGTAAATCGGACTTTCCCGGATTTAAACTTGGGAAGCTACAGCACCCACAATTCCTACGTGGGCTAGTAGCTCCGATATACGCAGATCCAACGTCCAGCTTAGCAGTAAAAAACCTGAAGCTGGTTTACCAGTTTTGTGTTGCCTTTAAAAAACTACAAGGCACTGCTAATTAAAATCGACTCTGTGAGCAGCTCACAGACTTCATCCAGACCGACATTGATTTGAATTACGTCGACTGGTCACTAGAACCTGTGAGGGATATTGCACGTAGCGCCCGTAAAATTATCGGGCAGGTCATAGCGGGGTTAAACCCGTTCGACCCAGACCAGGCTGAAGACTTTCGTCCGAGGCCAGGCCCTGGTGCATGCAATTTTCCCGTGAAGCACGCCCATCGTTTTCGTCCGAGGGTGTGGTACGACGAGCTTATGTCAGTTTTTAATCCTGACGAATGGTTCCGACCTCCTTTTGCGCCACCTGGACTCATGTTGAGCCAGATAGATGCGCGTAAATGGTGGGAGGACCGTCCCCGCACTTTGCGGATAGGCAGACGATCCAAAAAAGCCACGAAAATTGAGTATCTTGTGGCTGACCAAAAGCCCTCTTCCCGCTTCAAATTCGTTCCAAAAACTTATACGAAGATGAGAGGGATTTGCATTGAGGAGAACGAGGTACAGTGGCACCAGCAAGCAATCCGACGTGCGCTTTATAGGCATATCGGGAAGCACCCCTTAACAAGCGGGTACGTCAATTTTACGACGCAGCTGGTTAACCGTGACCTAGCTTTAGAGGGGTCCGTGTCGGGTGAGTGGGCGACGATTGATATGTCTTCCGCTTCCGACCGGATCTCTAGAAAGCTTGTGGCTTATCTGTTTGGCGAGAATAAAGAGCTTCTAAAAGCGATTGAAGCTTGCTCGACAGACACGGTTGAGCTCCCAGAGGTGAAGGGCGTTCATTTTATTGAACTTATGCCCGTTAATAAAATCGCACCTATGGGTTCAGCTATCTGTTTCCCCATTATGGCCCTAGTTCATTTTGCATTAATAAAGGCCATTCTTAATCACTCCTCGGTCGCACGTTGTAACACCCGGGATGTATATGTCTATGGTGACGACATCATCGCTCGCCGTAGCTGTGTACAGGCTATATACGACTACCTGCCTCTATTCGGAATGAAAATTAACACCGATAAGAGCTTTAGCCGAGGCTATTTCCGGGAATCGTGCGGGTTGCACGCCTATAAGGGTGTAGAAGTTACGCCGGTGCGGTTTAAGACCGTGCTGAGTCCGACGTCGTCCCCGCAAATGCTGGCAACAGCCCTGCGCCTCGAAGAGGCGTTTTATTACAAAGGGTTTAGCCATACAGCGGGTTTACTCAGGCAAGATATCCTGGATGTGTCCCGTAAGTACGGTATTACTCACGTGCCTTACGTAAACACAAAATCGCCTATGTTCGGTTTTTTCCGAGCTGATGGTGATGCGTTTCTTATGGATTTCGTCAAGACCCATAATGAGCGCTGGTGGCGGTCTAAGAAGAGCAAACGACTTAGATACGCCTCTGAGTGGTCCAAGCATCATTGCACCTGGATATACCACAAAGTTGCTATTATCGTTGATGAATTTGACGAGACGAGCTCCTTTCTTGGTGAAGAGGATCGGTACCTTCGATACCTTGTCCAGGACGGTGCATGGGCATCAAAGAAGTACGACGAAGGATATTCGCGGAACACCAAGTTCCGTAAAGAGGACATACTGGAGACCAACCTCGGATACAGATGTTGAGGTAGGTCCACCGGGTGTCCGGGCGAGTGTGCATGTGAGCACGCGACCTGACCGAT